CCCAGTTCTTCGTGGGCAGCCGGCCCGCGTATGCTTTTTAGCCGCCCACCAGTCCATGCACTGGACCCTTTACGTGGGTCAGACGGTCCTGACATATTGGTGCAGACCGGACAATCAACACCTCAAACTGTTATATTAGGCTAGCACCAGTTGTAGTGCCGTGAACTTGCGAAACCATAAACTGGGATGGCCCTTAGGTACCTCTAGGGTCCGTAACTACTCCGGACTCGGGGGAACACACCAGATACGACGTGTCAATCGTATCCGTGTCAAGCCTTGGTTCGTTTCCTACCCAATCGATCCCCATACCTTAGGCCCCCACCCGAAAACGCCTTCGCCTCAAACGCGGGGCTCCCAAAAGGCATCAAAAATACCCGGCTGAGCATGAACCCACGAGTCTTTGTCTGGGTAATCAAGAGCTTTGCCAAACCAACGGTCCGACAAACCCTTCAACTCTTTTTCCCAACAGACCTGCATCTGGGGGGAAACCCCAAAAGCGGACTCGTAACTCAACCTAGCCTCTATCGAGACCGGGAGCACATCCTTCTCCCCAGCAAGCCAGGCTCCGACCATAAAATAGTCGCGGTAGCGGTCTGCAGCCACCGGCTTCGAGAAGTCCGTAGTGTTGAGTAGAGACAGCGCGGCAGCTTGAAGCACAGGGACGCCACGAGCAAGAGAAAGCTCGCAACGTGCCACCCCGTGCAGCCACCGCCGACCCCATTTTTCATGTACCAAATGGATATGGCTAGAACCCATTTGGGACAAAACCTTCAAAGGCTCACGGACCATGGTCCAGCCCAAACCACGGCCAAGAAAAATAGGAGCAGACTGCCCAAAACGAACAGCCTCCATCTCACGGACAGGATTGGTAAGTATCAACTCATGACCAGAAACCAGAGCACAAACACTAGCGAAGCCACTGACCACCCGGTCGGAGTCACCTTCTTCCAGGAAGACTAAAGCATTGTCTCCGTCAACAAGAACGTCAAAAACGACACCATAACGTTCAAGAACGGATACAACCACCGCGAGCATGAGTAGTGTGTTACCCATGCCCGTGTTAAAGTCCCCACTGGCTCTTCCTCCGACACGATGAAACTTCACACCGTGTTTGGTCTTTCCCTTCATCTCCAGCTGCCCAGACAAAACACGTCTCAACTTGTCATCATGTCCATAAGCTGACAAGTATACCTCGTGTTCCGCCCTGATCTGGCCCTGAGAGACATGAGCTTCCCAAGCCTTTCCGTCAACCTCAAACACCACGCACTTCCTGAAGGCCCCGAACTTACGAGCGATTAGGTTCGCTCGTTGCCTGGGGTTCAGGCCTTTCGCCACAACCCTGGTTGACGAACCCCCGAATAACCTATTGGCTCGCAGGTTACCCCACAGCCAATGTTCGTAAGGCTTCAGCCAAGAAGCGAGTACAAGATTGTACCTAGGTGATCTAGGGAAGATCATTCTAGGCTTGCTGGACTTTCCGTACCCAATCTTCTCGGCTTTCAGAAAAGGTCTAAGATAAACGTCCGACGAACATAACGGACCATCTACCCTCAATGACCTTTCTGCATCGAGGTATCTACGGCGCAAATTGCCATCATAAGATAACGCCGTTTCCAGGTGACTCCACTTCACC